CTATTTCAAATAATTCATATTTAATTTTCGTAAAGCTTCTTGTCGTTTAAGCTCTCTGGCTTTAATTAACGGTTCTTCTTTTAACTTGTTGACTACTTCCATTGACCGCTTGCCTACAGATACGTTCGTATCCGCATAGGCTGGTGTGGTAACAATAGAAACATCATATAATTTGTCGATTGAACGAATTGTTCTTTCATACTCCACACCATCAATGTCTGACTCACGCCATTCACTTCCATTACCATCGTCTGGCAACGAGAAAGCAAAAGAACATTGAGATAGGATGCCCATTCTGACTTCTTCTAGAACATCGTTCGCAGTTGTAGTATTTGGTAAATCAATTTTAAATCTCAATCCGGTATCGTCCTTGGTCAAAGTTAAATTGACACCTGAACGACCTAATAATTTGGATTGATCGTGGTTAAAAGTGGCTACCACATTACTCATATCAGTATTATCAAGACAACGTTTATCTAGTGTTTCGATAAAATAGTTATCAGCTAAAGGCTGTGAGCGTGTATTAAATTTAAGCGCATAGCCTTCAACTGTTCGTGAATCCTCTTCGTCACTTCTAACTTCCACTTTAGTTTGTGTTGTTCTTAGTTCCATTAACATCACCTCCTTTCGGTTGAGCCTTATTATTCTTTTGGTATTCATCTTTCAAAGCCAAAGAAACTGTGTTCAGTGTTGATTGATATGTATTCATTTCGAGAGTGTTATCATCAGCTTTCTTACCTAATTCGGCTCTAACTTCATTAGGCGTTAAGATGCTATTTTCGACCAGCGCTACTAGTTCAGTGACTGGTCTTGCTGTTTGTTTACGAGTATCAAAGTCGAAATGGTACTTGTGACGCTCTTTATCAGTCAGCAATTTCATTTCAAATTCACTAACGATTGGCTTAAAGTAAAACGGCAAATCATTACTGATATATCCAGCTGCTAACTGATTCACGGATTGATTAGGAGAATTAATTGCCAATTTATAGGCTGGTATTCTCATTGCTTTAGCAATCTGTGATGTGGACCAATTGTTAGAATTAATCAAATTCAGAACATTTGTATCTACTTCTAATGGTTGATAGTCCATTGTCGAATCAGTAATAATGGGACCATTTGAATCGCCTTCTTGAGCATATTCAAAATCAGCCCTAATCTTTCTACGTGCGTCCTTGCTGAGCTTGGCTCCATTAACTTTTAAAATTGAGCCTTTAAGGCCTGACTTAAAGAATCGTCCTAACGTATCAACGCCAGACTTTTGTAAATTGATTTCGTCTCCAAGCGATAAAAGTGGCGACCTACCAACAATCCCATCGGAACTAAAGAATTTAAAGTGGATAACATCTTCTGGTTCTAAATCAAATGGACTTCTGTCATCTTCCGGATAGAAAGTATAGTAATATTCACGTTTTACACCCGGTCTATCTCGATAATTAATTGCCACTTGTGAGGGTGGGAAAAATTCCAATTCTATTGCCTTACCAGCATCCTTACCGTATGTCGTAGGGTCACGAATAATGCGCGTGTACGAATTACCAGTCAAAATTGCATTAACCATCATGGCAAACTTCCAGGAGTATGCGGAACTATAATCATTAGATCTCTTATTTAATAGGTAGGTAACAGTATTCTCATCCACAATCGAATCATCACTATCTCTAATTTGTAGGATAGGAAATCTTGCAACATCACCAGCTACAATTGAAACGGCAGTCAATACATCTGAATTATTCAAAGCACCGATTCCCATAAAATTTCGATTACTTGGTAAAACACCGTTATTCAAATAGTCCATAGCCCAATCATCGCTAGAATCATTTAAACTTCTAAAAAAACTCATTTATTCACCTCCCTTCTAGTCAGATTTAATCATCAAGATTGCTAGGATGATCATCGAAACTCCACTTACAATCAGTCCAACCGGTAAACTAATAAAATATGAACCAATTGAGAGTACAAAAAAGCCACAAATCAAAACGATCTGTGGAAAGTTCAAGATCATCCATTTAAATAATTTACTCATTTTCGCCTCCTAAAAACCAAATTCATCACTCATTACATAGTCATCATTTAAGTAATTATCTATGTTTTCGGTGAAACAAATTGCGTAAGCGTCAAGTAAAGCATCAACAGGATCAATTTTGTTAGAATACTTATTTTTATCGATTCGGACACCGTTGTTGTCAGTCATTAGCACAGCATTTGTAACAGCTGTCTTTAAAATAAAACTGTCAGAATGAATAATGTTTCCGTTTATTACGCCATCTCTAAATTCCTTAGTAGGAGCAGAGAGAGTCATGGTTCCTTGTCTAACCTGGACTTGATCCCATTCTGGATGTCGCTTTTCAATTAATGTTAAAAGTTGTCCATATTGATATGGATCGTACATGATTCCTTTAACGTCCAAATTGTTTTGTTCGATAAAGGATTCAAGCCAATCAAAAACACGTTCGTTATCGATAACGCCTGATTCAAGTTTGGTTATTTCACATTGTCCTTTTTCAGCTAAATCACGATAATTCATACGGTCTTTTTTTATCTTTGCATCTAGTCCATATTTAGTTCCTACAAAAGAATAGGAATCTGCATACCATTTACCTTCAATCGGAACTAACCAACTAATGGCAAATAAATCGGATACTTTACCAACATCCACACCTATCCAAACAGGTTTGCCATGAATGTCTGGCTTAGTTTCAACCGTTGTTTCCTCCCAGTTTTCAATATCCAAATAAGAATTTTCTTCGGCTTGACGCCACATATTAAAGTTCTTAACCAAGACTTCGTTTTTCTCACCAGTTTGTTTGGCTACGTCCCATCGTTTCTTTAAATATGGTGCATAATCTTTCTTAACTTCAGGGATGACAAGAAGTGGATTACTCTTTGTCCAATTCTTAGGATCTTCAATCTCATCAATAGATTCTTGTTCTGCAATAAATGCAAAGTATTGATTATCAGTAATTTCTCCTGAAAGAATCTTCTTTGCTCGTGGATATTCAACCGTGTACATCGGCGCATTCATATTAAAGTTAGCTGTGGAAATAATAACTATTAGTGGATTATGTAATTGACCTTGACCAGAAACCAATAGCTCCATCATCTCGTTTGTTTTAGAAGCTCCATACTCATCAAGTACACCTAAATATGGTTCAAATCCATCAATGGCACCAGTATCACGAGAGAGTGGACGAACATATGAATCGTCATCCAAATTAATTAGCAACTCGCGAATTTTCTTAGTGGACTTTTTAATATCTGGAAACTTTGCACGCAATTGATCCAGTTGTTTACGAGCCATCTCAAATGCAATTTTTGCTTGCTCCTTATCGTTGGCTGTACAAAAGATTTGTCTTGAACGTGCGGGATCTTTAGCAAACAAGAATTCATACAAAATAATTCCAGATATAAGCAGTGTCTTACCTTGCTTACGTGCCATAGAAACAAACACCTTGTGGAATCTACGTCTACCATGGTCTTTCTTTTCCACCCAACCATAAATAGACTCAATGATAAATTTCTGGAATCCTGCTAGTTTGTGAGTGCCACCTTTAGGGTCTGGCAATAATTCGATGAATTTAATGGCTCTTTCGGCGAGTTTTTGGTCAAACTCATATGGAAATGTGGCGTCATTGACACGCTTTAAATCGTTTTCGTGGCGCTTTACAGCGTTTAAAGTGGCCTTGCAAGTGACATATTCACCACTTAAAACCTTATTAATATAGTTTTGTATGCTATCACCTCCCCTAAAATCCCAATTTATCGGCAAGTGTTTTAGCCTTGCCTTCTTGTTTTGGTACATTCATACGCATACGTGAATCAACCGTTAGTCCAATCTCACTAGCAGCTGAACGAATATTTTTCGAAACTTTATCTAAAGTTCCTAAAATCTTCATTCTGTCGTCAATATCATCCACAGTTTCAAGACGTTCACTTAAATCTACGAATTGTGAGTACCAGAAGCAATATTGTTCAACCATTGCCCTATCGACTGCCCTTACAGGCAAGTTTTTAAGGTCTGGTATAATTCGTTTCCACTCCGCTTTAGCCACGCCAGAGAGACGATTAGGGGGTGAATTTTGCAGTAACTTGTAGCCATCACTAGCAAGTATTTCAGCATTGAATTTTGCCTCTTGTTGTTGCTTAGTTAAGTTAGCTGTTGATTGCTCTAAAACCTTATAAGGACGACCTTTTCCCGCCATATCACCACCTCCAATCTTTATATCGAATTACATCTTCTTTCCAATAATATTTATGGTCTAAATCGGTCGTTTCAAAAAATTAATTAATAGAATTTCGTGCGCAAAAAAGAGGACGTGCGTTCAAGAAGCAGTGGTAATGTACGCCCCCGTTGACTTTGAGGGGGTAGGTCTGGAAAATATCCTCACCCATCTGGTTAAAATCTCAAGCCTCATAGATATTTTTTTGTGCGCAAACAATAATAAAAAGAAAAAATAAAACTAAATTCAATTCATTAAATGAAAAGAAAATAATTTTATTTAATTTGTTTTTACTTTTTTAATTTCTAAATCTAATTCATCAATCAATCTATCAACATCATTCATGATCTTATATGAATCAGTTGTATCTCTGTGTAGTCTGTGTAGTCTACTGATACACTCTTCCTTCGAAGTATCTAACATCAACCACTCTACATCATTAGATGATAGTAATGTAGTCAGCCTTTCATCAGGCTTAGTCATGATTAACCAAACGTTATTGAAAGTCTTCTCTGCTTTAATCTTACGTAATAACATCTCATATATAATCTGAACGTAATCATTCATATCTATGTTGTGCTTATGAATGGTTAGGTCATTAGCCTTACTATCATTTGTGTTCAAGACATTAAGCATCGAACCATCTAATGATGATGTAAGTAAATCATAATCATATACAAGATCATGTGATGTCATATGTCTAGCAACGTATGTAGACTTACCACTAGCTGGATAGCCTACCACAACATGTATCTTCATAGCTCTCTCACGTCCTTTATTCTTCTTAATCCATTCTCTACGTGTCTTTAGGTTATGACATCGTTGGCACAACGTCTCAAGATTATCTGTATTAAGTCTGTCTTCCCAATCATCTTCACTCGGAACAATATGATCAACTATGTTTCCTTCAAGTCCACATCTAACACATGTAGAGTAGTCACGTAGCAGGACCTGTTCACGTGTATGTCTCCATGCTGTGGTCTTGTAAAAGGATACGTACTCTTTGTTCTCACGGTTCCGCTTTTGATTGTATGCCTTATCTGTTTCAGTTCGGGTATGGTAAACAATAGGAACTAACTGCCGTCTTCCGTTGATAACCATTAGCTTCTTTGGCTTAGACATTTAAGAGTACCAAATTAATCTTTGACATATTGTTTCCTCCAAAATAAAAAGCCGATAGGAATTAACCTATCAGCTAGTGGCGTACTAAGTACGCGTTCAGTTTTAATATAGTGTGAGTGGGAATCTAACCCACAAACGCATTAACTAGTATACGTTTCACCATGTCGCACCTTATAGTCAGGTATGGAATCGAACCATACACCATCATCGATATTTAGCGTTACCCTTTGCGCCACTAACTACCAGTATATGAATTAGCATCGCTACCGTATTCATATACTTGTTGTTATTTTACAAAAGAAAAAATGAGGTTTTCCTTTATATTTTATGCTCGTTTTCCGCCGAGCAATGTGAGACTTGGGAATCGAACCCAAAGTTAATTAAAGGTGTATGTAAAATAATATTAAGTCCTGTAGAAGGAACGTCTATCTAAAATTGGTCTTTATTAACTGGCTACCATAGCCATCTCACAGAAGTAAGACGCTTTCCACACGTCTTACATTGTCGATTAAATAGCGATTACCACAACGCTATTCAAAAATATAGTTTGAGGGACATATTTTGCATTCTATTTAGATGGTTAGTATCTCTGCCAATCATCTATGCTACTAATTTACTACTTATATACATGTCTATAGTCTCAACTTAGTATCAATAATTTAATACGGGTCAAGTAAACCTAACTCGTTTGCTAAATTGTTTAAGAACTCATGCTTCAATCTGAATGCCTGTGCTCTTGAACAATGAATCATTCCATTTAAGATGAGGCCATCTATCCTATAATAGGGATGTTCTCTGAAATACAATTCTGAAATGATAGTCTTAGTATCATCACTAGCCACAATCAAACACTTATCAATGGCTTCCTTTTCTCGTTCAAGCATGGCCAAACGCTTATCAGCTTCAATGGTAATTATCATTTGTTCTTGAGGCTTAGAAATTTTACTAGACTTACCGCCTCCCACATTCTCATCCGATTCTCTATAAGGATGTCTGAGTTCCTTATTACGCTCAGAAATATATTTATCGAGGTTCGGATAGTCTCTTAACGTTTCTTCAATTCTACTTCGTGTTCCTGATCTAATAGTGTTCACTCTCCCTACTTAAAATGCATTGATATTTTAATAACTCCAAGTGTTATAGCAAACAATAATAAAATAGTTGTTGTACTAAGATAGGTTATTTTTTTGGCAATTTTATCTGTGGATATAATAAAAATCATAGCAATCATTGAATAAATTGATAAAAATATTACTGTCGAAATCATTTCTTCACCTACTTAATAAATGATTTGATTAGATAATAGTTTGGTGCTACTGCTTGTTGGATAGCTGTTCGAATATCAAGGAATGCTGAAACAAATATAATTAGTACGGCAATCCCAATTATTACTACAACTGGAACTGCTATGATTCCAAGCATACTTATATCTGGATCGTCGTAATTTTCAAAAAACATTGAATCTTTTTTATTCTGATTTGCATTTTTTATGGTTCTAATAATGAAATAAACAACCAGTATACAAAAAGCCATTACTAGTAAATCATAGATTGCTCCTGTAATATTCTGTCTAACGTACTCTGCTGCAATTTCGTGATACCCTTTTGGAATTTGTTTCTCCAAGATTTTTGATAAATGTACAATTTCATTCGATAAATTAGTCATTTAGATTCCTCCAACAATTCCGAATTCTCGTGTACGTTGCCAATAACTTCAATTTCCTCAACGTGGTCGCTGACTAGCATTTCGTTCCCAGTAGCCAAGTCTTCTCCAGCAATATAACTATTACCGTTCTCCATAATAATTTGTGAAATTTTAGGTTGAGCATACTTATAGCTAGACTTAACAATATCGCCTCCATAAATATCCTTGCCATTAACGTCTTTCAGGCCAGTAAACTGTTCAACGTCATACCATTTATTATTTAAGAAGCCTCCAAAGCAATCCTCGTCATATTCAGCATTTTCACCATCATCATATTTTACAAACCCACTCAACGTGTCATAGGCATCTTGTACATTGTAAAGATAGATTTCGTTTCCCTTATTCCACGCTCTAAACTTAATTCTTCTCATTCCTTCACCTCATAAATAACGATATATGCAAGCATTGGCCTACCGTTCATTCCAACAAAAACTTTAGGCATAATATCAATAACCTTATTTTGCTTACAAAAATCATTAACTTCATTCAAAGTTTTTTCTTCTCGCCAGATAGCCTCATTGGGCATGAATTCTTTAACTTGTTTCATTTTTCCACCTCATAAACGTTTACTAACGCATACACACATTTCATAGACTTGTAAGTTAATATCTTGAATCATATCTTATCCCTGCTTAGAATGGTGTAATAATTTTCCAAATGATGTCATTTTTTTCACCAGCAGTTAGATGTCGCTTTGCTTCTTTAAATTCAGGCTTCCACTCATATATTTTGGCTTGGTTGGTATTGATATATGAAATCGTTGCTTCAATATCCTTGTTGTGTTCTTCAAAAATTGATTCAATGAAATTTGAATATATCTTTTTATAATTCATAATTAATCTCCTAATTCAACTTTTTCAACATGTGAACCACCCTCATATAAATCTGAATATGGCCTATCATAAACATGAGGATTACTATTTTCTTTTACATATTTTTCTGCCTCCAACAATTCGGGATTTTCGCAGATATTTAATAATTCATCCATGTTACTCAACCTTCACAAGTCTAAAGCGGTCTGTATGTTTTCTAAGCTTGTATTTTTCGGTATGATAGTATCTAATTGATTGGACTGTTTTGTGTGTTAATTCAGCAAGCTCTTCGAATGTTCCCACCCCGATGTAATCACCGTTTTTAAACATTTTATATTTGAAATTTCTACGTTTTTTTCTCTTATCATCGAAGGTGTGCCAGATAGTATCATCAAGATATCCGTCATTGATGTATGTTTGCAGTCTGTATTCTTTGATTTCTAAAATGTCGGCAATTTCTTGCTTAGTCAATTTTGAATTTAATAGTTTCTGCGCAACTTTTAGATCAATCCCAAGGGGAGACCTATTTTCAATAGGATCGTTCCCGTCATTTAAGAATTTTCTAATCGCTACTAAGCGATTATCGTTAATCGGACACTTGAGTACTGTTCCATATTCGGCTTCGATTTCTAGTACCGTACTTACTACTGCATTAGTCATTTTCTATTTCCTCCACAATGCTCATGATTTAAATCCATAACCTACCAACTCCTCATCAATGATTTTTAATGCGTCTTCTGGCGAACGTGCTATGCCGTGAATAATATGATCAGACATCAATTGATTATGAAACTGCATCTGGTCTGGTCGTGGTCTACCTGTTGGTGTTTTAACTTCAAGGTAAAATATCTTACCGTTTGAAATTTTATATCCGTGTAAATCCGGATAGCCATTTGGTAATCCTGTTTGAAAAAACTTACCGTTTGGTAATCTCACACTACCAACATTTGCCCTAAATATTCTGCAATTATCTAAACTTACAGCAACGCGAATATCATTTTGAATTTCTTGCTCTGATTTACTCATAATATTTCGTACACTTCGGTACACTAGCTTGGGACACTATTTCTCTTACTGCCACATAGGATTAACTTCATTTTGACACTGGGACACTAATTTTTCTTATCCCCTATATATACCTAATATATATATATATATAACCTATACTACTTATTAGTGTACTTAGTGTCCTTATATTTATATAAGACATGGGGCTCTAAGAGTTTCGACCGGACACTAAGTTAAATATTAGTGTCCCAATGTGTACACAAGTGTACTAATCTCTCCTATAACCTCGCTTTGGATGATTTACATAGCTCCAACCAGCTTTATTATCCATAACATATTTAATCTTTTTAGATAGTCTACGATTCTTAACTAAACTTGTTTCGCCTAAGAACTTTGCTATTTGATTACTGCTAACAAAATCATCAGGATATTTTTCAAGAAAGTATTCAATCTGCGTTTCTACTTCATCTACATACATGAAGTCTTCACGATACTTAGCTAATTCTTGTTCTTGTTTTCGACTTAAGCCGAAGTCAAAACCATGTTGATAATAGCTAACAAATTCACCCCACATTTGATTGATAACTTCATCAGTTAGATCATCAAATGGTGTTTTCTTTTGACGTGTACCATCTACCTTTACGGGCAAGAATCTACGTTCACCAGTTCTATCTTTTAAATAAGTCATCTCATTAGTTGTTCTAGCTAAAACGAAATTTTTAGGATAGCGGATTGAAGTTTTACCGTAAGGTGGACGAAATTCCAATTCCTGGGCTGAAACAAATTTCTTTAAACTTTCAAAACTACTATTATTTGTAGCTGTCATTTCATCATCATTAGCAATCAATGATCGCAACATAACTCCGAAATTATCCTTATCCTTGAAGTCTGTGAACTGATCTGTGTACCATTCACGTGCCATTTTTCTAAGAAATGTAGTTTTACCAGCTCCTTGTCCTCCTACTAAATCAAGAACAAAGTCAAACTTAGTTTCAGGCTCATAAGCCTTAGCAACTGCACCAACGAAAAATATTTTTGTTATCAATGTGGTAATATCGGATTTTTCTACCCCTAAAAAAGTCGGTAAGAAATCATCAACTCTGTGTTTACCATCCCACTGTGTATAAACAAAGTCGAAATAATCAACCACAGGGTTGTACCTACGCTTACGGGCGTCATTTACTACAGCCATTTGAAATAGATTTCTATTAAATAACAAGTGGTAGTTATCTTCGATATATCTAAGGATTGATGGATCATAGTCATCTAACATTTGTCCTTTATCAATTCTTAAATCAGGTACATCTTTAACCACTCCAATTTCATGTGTGAAGTCATTAAATGCAAAGATGTTTCTTAACACTTTGTCATGTTCCAGTATCAAACCAATATTTTTTAAACTGTTTGTTTTAATATTATCTTTTTCGTTTAATTCAAAATCTAATGGCATTTGTACTACTTTATTTTCATGTTGCATTTTGGATAATTTACTTATACTACTTTTCAATTTTGCTTCCAATAGAATTTAGAGCCTCCCTTCTTTTAATTTCTTTTTGAACCATTGATTCAAAAGTTCGTTCAAACTCTTTAGCTGGTAATGACTTAGATGTATTCTCGTTCGCCTGTTTAGCAAGTTCGTATGCTGTTTCTACTTCTACATTGCGGAATAGTAACCCACCCACAAAACTCGCTAGGGCGTTATTTCTACCACCAGTTTCGCCTAAGCCATTAACTATTGATTCAAACAATTCAGACGTTGCTGTTTTCTCATCACTAAATTGATAATTACCTGGTTGATAGTTTGATTTATTGACTGGTCGTTTATTGATTAGTTCAATTAATTCACGGCTTGGTGTCACAATCGGATTGTGATTAAACCACGTATACCTCTTACCATTTCGTTCACTAGGTGCGATCATGAAATAATTATTAACGTGAGCTTTAACATCGACTCCTGGAAGCCATCCAATGTGTTGAGACATATCTATATCAGGACGTTTAAAATAAATCATTTGTCTACCACCACTAGAAGTAGTCTGTTCAAGCGTTGGTATCAATAGATCCTTATGCTCATATTCTTCAATTGATTTAAATCCATCGTGTCCATGAGCTTCCTTAGTATCTATATCAACTACAAATATGTTTATTGTTCTAATAGCTATTTGTGCATACGGAAATTGTTTCCATAGTTGTCTAACCTCATCGGGGTTTAAAGGTGGCTTATCTGCAAAAGTGATTAGTGGTTTCTTATCTAACATTGGAAGGACACTTAAACCTTTTTCGGCATAAGCGACTGCGTAATTAACAAGATTTCTCATAATCATATTTTTCTAAGATAGGTTTAAAATATTTTTCTTCGGCTTCTTTACGAGCGTTGATTGCATCTTGTTTATTTTTAAAACTTTTATCCAAAAGTAGATTGCCTTTCAAAGTCAATCGTGCCACCCATAGTTGATAACGCTTGTCCCAACGGACTCCTGTGATACCACTTTTATTATCACTTCTTGGTGTAATAGCAGTTAGTTTGAATAAGTCTGTTCCTTCAACTCGTACTTTGTTACGTTTACATCTGGCCTGATTGAAATTATTTTGTTTCGTTTCAAGTCCTAAGCAGCCACAGCTTTGCGTGGTCCCATATGTAAGACATCTAGCATTTATAGATTTGCTATTCCCACAATCACACTTACATTTCCAATATGTACCGTTGCTATGTTTTTTCTTTTGAGTTTCATAATCTCTTTCAATAACGGTTAAACGGCCAAATCTTTTACCGGTTAAATCAATAACTCTACCCATAATACTCACCTCGCATTTATCGGGCATTCCACCCATTCGGCATATACGATACTGCGATATTTACTTTTTAAAATGGAACGTCGTCATCTGAAACTTCTGGTGTATCTTTAGCATCAAATGGATCTTCTTTAATTTCTTCAAATTCATATTCCTTATATGGATATTGAGGCTTTTTTTTATTTTCACTAAGCTTTAAAGTCATCTTAAATTGTTTACCAATTGCTTTACTAAATTCATGTACCATAATTTGCATACTATCCCAAGCGTCGTCAGAAATAGCTACTCCTAAAACCGCTGCTAAACGTGCTACGGTTTTGATGTTTCTATCGATTACGAAATCGGGCAAAGGTTGACCCTTAGATGTGACTTCATCTAAACCAATGTTGATGAATTCGATACGTCCTGTGTTGTCACCTTCAATAACTTGAGCTTTCATGCTTAGTTGTCCGTAATCGGATTCTTGTACATTTTCAACTGCCATATGATAATCGCCGGATGGTAGTCCTGGATACCCGTTGATTTCGTCCTTTGTTGCATCAAAATTGCTCATTACGTTTTTAGCTCTATCTCTTAAACTCATTGGTTATTTACCATCCTTATTAGTTGTTGTTGTTTGTACGTCTTTAACGAGCGCCCCCGGTATTGCCATTAAAATTCTTAAAATTTGTGGATCATCAATTTCAGATTGTTTGTATTTACGTCTGATGTCTGTAACTGTTCTTAGATAGTTATGACCTAAGTGCTGTGTTCGAATAACTAAGTCGCAGTTACCATTTACGACGTTGTAATACTTTTGCTTTAATGCGGGTGATGCGACACTAACGCCATCTTCCATTTTGGAATTCTCACGACTGATATATATGATGTTCATTGGCAAAGCCTTTAAATTCATAACTAATTCTTGAAGCATTGAGTCAAATAATCCCCAACCTTTTCCATAAGGAACATCGCCAATAAACTTCACGTGATATTCGGCACAAATTGCTTGATCTAGTAACGTGCATACGTCTTCAATCACATCAATTACCACAGTTTTAAACGTATTCGATTCAGTTCCTAGAGCCAAAATATATTTGTCTAAGGTGTCAATTGCCGATGTAACAATATTGCCTTTTGCATCAAAAGTATTTTTTAACTGTACGCTCGGTCTTGTTCCGGAATTTTTTTCATTATCATCAGTGCTAAACACAAAAGAGTCTGGAAATGCGGAGGCTAGATAACTTTTTCCGGACATGGTAGCACCCCAGATAAAGAAGTTACGTGGTGCATAATGTGGCGTATGCGGTTTGTTTTCAGGTAAAATTGACAATTTATAACCCCCTTGTTGAATATTCACACAATATTTTTAAAAGCTTTGCTTCATTCTTACCAACACCGTTAAACATCGTATTAACACGACATTGAAGCATTAATGAAACTTTAGCAATCGGCTTTGAGCCGTCCATTTTATAAACCCACAATTGTTGATTAGGTCTGTCGAGGTGACTTGATGCTAGTTCAGTTCTGTAACCTAATTTATTAATTTCTTGAATCAAAACTTCTGTGGTTCGTTTCATTTAATAAATCCTCTTTTCTTAGCGTAGAAGTAACTCCAACCAGGTTTGTAACCTTTGAACTTACCAAACGCTCGTATTTCTTCAAAACTCTTTAATTCACTAGCCTTTTTGTCAGCAACATTCGCCGTTAAGTTGTCTTCCATAATCAATTTAGCTTTACGAATTCGTTCTTCTTTAACCTTTTCAAGTTTGGCTTCTTCAACTACTTCTAATACCTTTTCTTCGGTCAATTCAGCGCCGCAGAACGGACATTTATCACCTTTACGATAGAATGTAGCAAAACACATTGGACACGTTGTAACGGGCTTAATATCGCTTCTGCCATCATTGCTTTTAGATTTATCTTTGCCGTCCAAAGTCCAATTGTGTGGTTGCGTTGGTAGTCCAAACCTATTCACATTTCCAACGTGATCAATGATTATTGCTGTCTTACCTTTACGTGGATTCATGCAACGCATTGCAAATTGTAAATACAACGACAATGATTGTGTCGGTCGTAGCATGATTACACAATCAACATTGGGTAGGTCTAAACCCTCTGTAAACAGTTCGGCATTGGTAACTACTTGTATTTTTCCATTACGATAATCTTTAATAATAGAATTACGTTCATCTTTAGGAGTATTGCCACTCACAGCTCTTGCTACTACTCCATTGTGGTTGAGTTCATCGGCCAATCTTTCAGCACTAGCAACGTTGTATGTATAAGCAATTGCTTGCTTGTTACCAGCTAATTTTCTGAAAGTTTTAACTGCATTTCCATATACCTTGGGTTTAAAAGCTTGTTCAACTGATTTCTCATCAAACTCACCGTTTCTTTTAGTTTTAAGTTGTGAAACATCTAATTGAACTGGAGCATAGTAGTCAACTGGTGCCAGGAATCCATCCTTAATCAATTGTTTTATTGAGTTTCCTAGTATCAAGTCGTCTGCTATGTCATCAAAGCCTTTGCCATCCAGTCGATACGGTGTAGCTGTGAATAGTAACTTTAAAGCATTGGGGAATTTATCAAGTATTCTTCTATAACTTTTGGCTAAGGCATGGTGTGCCTCGTCCACAAAAATAATAGCGGGCTCCTCTAAGTCATTTACATGACGTGTAATTGTTTGAACCATACCTATTTTTGCTAGTGACATGTCCACGTCTTGTGCTTTAAATGTCGCAACTACTTGGTCAACGATTTCCTTACGATGAACAACAAACAAAATTCGGTTATGTTTGGCTGTCGCTCTTCGTGCTATTTCAGCCATCAAAACTGTTTTTCCAGTTCTAGGGAGGGGATTGTACGATTATTGATCGATGACCCTGGTCAAATGAATCGTAAATCCGTTGTAATTCCTCCAATTGATAGTCCCTTAGGTGAAACATTATCGAACCGTCATATTGAAAGTTTGAATAAGCCGACCATCTCCGACTGTCTTTCCTTTTAGTAAAGCATCTTTAACTTTGGATCTATTCATAGTGGGTTTTTGGTCGTAAAACTCTGCCGGAACCGTTGACGGTGTTACTTTAACTTCAGATTTAAATGTTCCTGGAACACTATATGTATGATTAGGCGTTTTAACCTTAGTTCGACCGCTTGCGTTAATACTTGCGGCGACTAAGTCCCGAATGTATGAAATGCTTTTACCGATTGCCTTTTTACGAGCCTGTAAGCGTTTAATCTCTGCATTAATCCCGTCCTCGTCTGACTTTAAGTTAGTGGTTAAATCCATGCAGCCATCGTATTCACTATCTAAAGTTAGTTTGATTGAATTTGCAGTATCGTTAAACGTGGTAGGATCAATGTCGTCTGCATGTTCTTGAAGTTCTAACAATTTTCCTGTTAGCTTATAAACACTCATATGTAGCACTCCTTCTTTGTGATATAATTTAACTAATAGCTAGTTAATGTATGCGCCTTTGCTGATTGCGCTCAGCAGGGCGTTTTTTTGTTGCTCTAATTTACTGCCTGCTGCTAAATATTTAGCTCGATTATGTTCAGACATAACAAATCTAAATATCAATTGTCGGTTTCGATAATGGATTGAAGCCATAATCACCCTGTTGACGTGTTCACTGATTGTTACCATGCTCTCACCTCCCTTCTATGAGTAGTAGTGTTCAAAAGCTTCTTTAACTACTGTTTCAGCCCTAGCTTTATCAATCATCAAGTCATCTCGATAATGCTTTAAACGCTCAATATGATAGGCTATTGATTTGTTTTCAATTTCTTGGACGTTTTCCACATACTTCTTAGCTTCGTACGTTTCAATCTGTTCGGACTTACGTCCAATTTCTTCGCCGATTCGAACGAACTCATCTAAGGCATTCTCGATCGCTACCACGTCTTTATTGACATTCATGGTTAGCCTCCTGGAATGCTTTAATTAGTTTGCTTTCAATGTCATCATTCTCAGATTTATAACGGCTGTTCGTGACTTGCAGTCTTAAAATACAATTGCTGTATGCCTCCTCATCGTCTCGACTCTCAGCATTTGCCTGGAGCTGTCTTTGTTCATCGATTAAGGTTTCAGTGTATTTAATCGTTCTATTCATCTGTTTGTGTTCGGATAGTAATTCACTAAACTCTTTAGAATTCACGTGGTTCATCTCCCGTCAGTTTGTCATCAATCATGACATCGTAAGGTTCACAATCGCCATTTGGATCATAATCGGCATCCGTTTTAATTTTTAAATTGTCCATTTAAATTTCTCCTACAAGTCGAAGTCAAAGAACTCTTTTATAAATCCACGTAAACCATGATATTTAGTTAATAGGTATGTAATTGCCCATACTAGAGCTGGTATCACTAAAATAATTGGTATTCCTATACTCATAAAACTTTGCTCCCACGCTTGTTTTTTTATAAATTTTTAATGTAATCGTCTAGTTCATTCGGATCATAAAGCTTGGTGCCACCTACTATGTGGAATGGAAGACCTGGTAAATTCTCACGAATCGTACTGTCAGCCATGCTTAAATAGTTCGGTAGGTCTTTAGTTCGTAGCCATTTACGTGTTACAGCTTTAATGACTTGATCTCTCAATATTTGAAACTGTCGTTCACTTAGTAACATTTCAATTGGCCTAATTTCTCCCATTGTTTAGACCTCCACGAGTTGTTCAATCGTAGGACAAATGTTGTGCTGCTTAAGAACTTCATATAGTCCTAAACGACCTTTTTGAGTCCACTTAGTGTTTAAAACAGCCTTTTCAGTTCCATCTTTTCGTTTAACCATTGTTGTATCTGAATGAGTCCAACCATTATGTTGATATTTAGAATAAAGCAACCACGTTGTACCTTGTTTATATTGAATTCCAAGTTCATGAAGTTTAGCGTTCATTTCTCTACCACTCATCCCATAATCTTTAGCAATGATAGTTATAGTTACTAATGATGGATTAGCGAGAACTTTGTCATAATAAGTAACTTTTGGTCTGTCCTCTGCTACTTGTTGTTCAGCAATCAACCTACCCTCACGTTCCGTCTTAAGCTGTGTGGCTAATTTAATTAGGTAATCTGGATCAGTTAGTGTTTGTTCAATCGCTGAATCAGTTAAGTAAGCACCATGTTTTCGTATTGTTGGTAGAACCTCTGATGTAACCCAACGCTTGAATTCTTTTGCGGCTGGTAATTTACTAGAAAGAATTAAACTATAAAGTCCTGATTCATTAATCAAAATTACTTCACGGTTTTGACCTGACAGAACGATTCGTTCACTCAGCTTATCTTCATCATCAACATGATCTCTGATAGCCTTAGCAGTATTCATATAATTGAGAATGCTCGCCACGTCTTTACCCATAAAATAAGGTTTGCTGTCAATTTGTACCGTTCGTACATTGTTTCCTTTAAAATTAAATTCCTGTAAGTTGTTCATCATTTACTTGCCTTCTTTTTTATAGGTTTAAAACTCGTGCAACTTGTTCACGTAATTCACGTGATTTAGGTGTCATGTCGCCTTTAATAGCTCTATTCAATTGTTGTGGATTAGCATGAATCAATTCAGCTAACTCTTTTTGAGTCATATCTCGATTAAGCAATGCAATCTTAATTGATCGCTCAATGTCATGTGCTACCTTTGCGAATTGTTGTTCTGGCATGTGATCAACTCCTTTCCATTCTGTTATTTTTTCATCAAGTTGTTGACCTTAATTAGCACAGGTGCTAATATGAAGGCATATTAAATAAGCAATGCAAACCCTATTACTACCGCAATTCTCGCCAAAGCATTGTATCGGTGGTCGTGTGTTTTTGTTGCTCAATTACTTGATGAATTAATTATTACGCACAAATGCTAATTTTGCAAGTGCATTTACGCATTTGTGCTAATTAAATTCGTCAAACTTATGGAGAACATTGTTATGACGACGTTTGAACGAATTAAAAAAGTTTCAAAAGAACAGGGTTATTCCCTAACAAAACTAAATGACAAAGCTGGCTTAGGCACAAATTCCATATATCATTGGAAAACTAAAACGCCTAGTACTGAAAGCCTATCTAAGGTTGCTAATGTTTTACACGTATCTGTAGACTACCTATTGGGTAAAACGGATGATCCGGATGTTAATACTAAGTCTAAAAAAGTAGATATTAAAGATGCTATGCAAGATGACTACACTATCATGAGCTATGGTGGTAGAGAAATACCACCAGAAGAATTAGAAATGATTAGACGTATCTTAGACGGGGGAAAATAATATATGAGTGATGTTACAACTTACTTACTGAATTACGCACTAGATCATCACATAGGATTCGAATTACTTAATGGAATAGATTCTGATTGGCCTTCCTTAGCCATACCAGAACGTAACATGATGTTTATTAATACGAATTGGTACAAGCAAGAGGAACTGCCAATGGTGGTAGCTCATGAGATTGGTCATATGCTTAATGGCGATACCTGCTACATATATGACCATTCAAATATTGGAAAGATTAGTTCTGAGGGAGCTGCTAATAAGGTAGCAATCGATTTACTACTACAGTATTGTAAAGATTATGATATCCACTTCAATAGCTATATTATGTTTCTACAGCAATTCTGTATTCCATTGAGATATGAATACATCGCCAAAAGAAAAATGGCTGTAATGTGATTTTTAATACATCCCTTCTGATATACTTATACTGATCAAATATATATTTATGGGGGAAATTATATTATGGATAAAGAAAAGGTAAAAAAGCCACTATATAAAAAATGGTGGTTCTGGGTTGTACTTGGCGTGTTTATTATTGCAATTGCCTACCTAATGATACCTAAGGAACAGGCGACTTTAAGTATTGATACTAAAAATATCACCCAACAAGCCGACGGAAAGGCAAAGTTTAAATTTAGTACCAATGAGGGTAATAAATATAAAATCATTAGAATTTCTGATGGTGCCGTTTATGGACCTAAGGTAGCTGAAACTGGTTCTGTAAATATGACCCTTTATAATTCAGGTGAATTTAAAATAATCTCATATTTTAATAATCAGAAGATTTCTAAAAAGTTTACTATTCATCCATATGTAAATAAAAAAGCATCTACTAAATCTGAATCTTCAAGCTCTAAACCAATGGATTTTGGTAAAGGCGATATGGTTGGCAATAGTGATATGGTTGCTTCAATTACTGTTAATTCAGTACAAAAGGTTGATCCAGATGATGTGTCTGTTACCGATATATCTCATAATTATTCAGGTATGCAACAATATGTAATTGTTAATTATACTGTTAGTTCTGTTAAGGGAGACATTCCACTGGATGATTTTGATGGATCAGAACTATCTGTTGCAGATTCCAACGGAACAATTGGTACTCAATCATCAAATAGAGACAATGGTATACCTGATACTTTATCTGAAGGGCAAAATGCTAATTTAAGAATTGGTGTCGGGCTAAAACATTCAGGAAATGAAGTAACAATCAAATTTAATGACTTGACCTGGAAGGGGCAAATTCAGTAATTAATCACAAAAATAAATCTAAGTCTCAAGTAGGCTTATTTATTTTTACCAAAATTAAAAAAGCCACGCAACTAAGCGTGACTAGAAGGACTCTATTATGAGCGATGATAATAATTTAAGAAAGATTTAAAATTTTTATTTGTCTATCGGAATCTATTAACATTTGAGAACTCTGCTTACGAGCTATTTTTTTAACTTCCAAGTAAGATTTCTCCTCTTCTGGTTTTTCAAAAGGAATTAAAACCGGACTCAATTCGTCAAAATCTGAACCAGAGCTATAGTAAAGATATCCACAATCGATTAATTTATTATCAAAATCATAAATGTAAACCCTCTGTGGCTCATTACTATTGAAAAAGAATTCTTGTGTGGATTTAACGTCGAAATCAGGTAGTCCGCTTCTGTTTCTTACTTTTGAAATTAACCAATTAATAAACTTTTTAGACCATGGAAAAACAGTAAAGTCTAAAACAACGCTTATTAGTAATACTAAAAGCATGGTAATAGCTATTGCTAAGTAACTGCCTTGCTGAGCATGTGGTATAAAACTTGCTATCACTAAATATAAAAGATAGTTTATACCATCTAGCATAATAACAAAATATCTTTTATCGTCCTTGTTATCTTTATAGAAGTCTACTACATCTAATTTTGTTAATATATTGTAATTTAAATATCCTAAACTACCAGAAACTATAAGTGATGATATTAATGACGTTAAATTCATATAGCCCTCCTAATATATACTATATAATATTATATCACGTATAGCATAGCAACTGTGTAGATTCAATATCAAATTTTAAGGAGGTGATGCCTGATTTACTCTCATAATTTGCGCTCCCACGCTTGAAAATGAGGAGTAATAATATGGCAACAATAACAAAATATACATTAAAAAATGGCAAATCAATGTGGAGATGTATTTATCCTAGTAGCATTGATCCATTAACAAATAAAGTAAAAAGAACTACAAAACGCGGCTTTAAAACTAAAGCGGAATGTCAAAAATTTCTAAATGCAAAATTATCTGAAATTGATAACCATGGATATTCTAACGACTCTGATCTTACTTATAAAAGAGTATATGAATATTTTCTTGAGTCCTATAAAAATACAGTCAAAGAGAGCACGCTAAATCGTGTTGAAGGGCTTTTTAAGCACCACATCTTGCCTTCACTAGGAAGTTTCAAGATAAAAAAAATAACCACTCCTATGTGCCAGGAAGCGGTAAATAAGTGGTCTAATGAACTATCATCATTCAAAATGGTTAAATACTATGCGAATCTTGTATTTAAAGAAGCCATTAGATTAAAGATTATCTATGATAACCCCATGAATTTAATTGTAATGCCAAAGAAGAAACAGCAAGAAGTTAATAAACCAGCTAATTTTTGGACTAAGGAAGAAACAGCTATGTTCTTTGACCAACTATATAAAACTTATTCCGACCATAATCAAAAAGCCATAGCAATGTTCAGACTTTTATTTTTTTCCGGAATGAGAAAAGGTGAACTCTTAGCATTGCAGATCAACGATATTGATTTTGATAATAAAACTTTAACCATCAATAAAACTGTAAGTCGTGGAATAGATAATAAACCTATTATTTCTACACCTAAAACTAAAACGTCTGTTAGAACTATCGGTCTTGATAGTCAAACTTGTTCAGTTTTAAAAAAGTGGCTTAAAGAATTGAGAAAAGAAATGTTTGTCCTTGGTTATAATATTGATAGCTCAAACGATCAATTATTGTTCCCTAACACACACAACGAACTATTGAGCTTAACTAAAATCAATAAATGGTTACAGGTCATAATAAATACATACAATAAAAATCATGACGAAAAGTTAAAACGTATTAACATTCACGGAATCAGACATACAGCATGTTCCCTCATGCTTGAATCTGGTTCAAGTATCAAAGCTGTTCAACTTCAACTTGGACACTCCGATACATCCCAAATAATGAAAGTTTATTGGCACATATCTAATAAAACACAAATGAATACTGTTAACAACCTCGCAAAGTTTGTGAATTTTTAAAGTGTGTCACGGGTGTGTCACGGATATATTTTAACAGGCTGTAGCCCTTGTACCTATTGCTATTAAGGCATTTTGACCATTGAGGGTATCTTTCTCGTAGTTCGCTTATATAAATAATCGTTAACGTCAGTCTTTTGCGACTGGCGTTTTTTGTTGCTCTACACCCTTTTTCCATCGATGACCAGTAAAACTGTCGACTCCTTTTTGAAACAAGTTTTCAAAGAAGTCATCTAACTCTTCAACTGGCATCTCGGGATGTTCCAGCCAATATTTAACTAATCCCATCAATGACGAGGATAAATATTGCATCAGCAATTCCTTTTGTCGATCATCTAACCAGTTGAATCGTGGCGAGGAATTGATCGTATTTAACCCCCGCTCCACTAAAAAGGCGATGAAACGGTCATTGAACCGCGAGTCAGCATGGTCGCTCAACAGGATGCCAATAATATCACGGCGTTCATCGATAGCTTTCAGCAAAACTAAGACATTGCCTTGATGAACCTTTTCGTCAGCTGCAAATATTTTTTCTAAAACGTTATCTTCAATCGCTTTCAAGATGGCAGATTTATTTACATAATGTCTATATACTGTCGTGCGGTTGAGTTGGCTTCGATCGGCGATTGCCACGGTCGTAATTTCATCAAGTCGCTTCTCTTTCAGTAGTCCTAAAAGTGCCGCTTGAATTCTTTCGTCAGTCGTCTTCAT